AATTATGAATCAGAAGAATAGAGGCAAAAATGAGTAGATTTTTAACATTAAAAGAAGACGGAACATATCTTGAAAAAATAGAAAGTATGGAAGTCTGCAGATGGAAAATAAATGAAATATGTTGCAATGACAAGTGCGACTGTTTAGCAGATTACCCACACCCTAGTTCAATATGTGAAATAGATAAAGATGGAAAGAATTATACTTGCACCTGCTTTCAAAAAGAAGATGGAATAATAAATAAAAGGAGTTGATTATATGGCAAAAGGACAAATTAAACAAAAACAAGCTACAATTAATCAAAAGAACTTTGAAGGTATGTGTTATGTACAATGTACCAAAGAAGAAATTTGTGCCATATTAGATGTCAGCGACGAAACATTAACAAGGTGGTGTAAAGACACCTATGGGATGAACTTTGAGGGGGCATTTAAAAAATTCAGCCAAGGCGGGAAAATGTCATTAAGAAGAAATATGTTTAGGCAAAGTGAGCACAATCCTACAATGGCAATATGGTTGTCTAAACAACATCTTGGAATGAGAGATAGTTTCCCAGATGAAGTAAATTATACTGAAATAAACAAAGGCATACAAAATATAGCTAATTTAATCAATAATCCAGTCAAAGAAAGAAAAGAAGATGAAATAGAAGAAGGTAACGAATGAATCAATTAGCACCATTTAATACTAAACAAACTGAATATATAAAACAATGTCAAGCAAGTTGGTTGAACATATTAGAAGGACGGGAAAAGAGGTTCAAAGAATGTGGTCAACTCACTTGCTTTTTGTCTATGTTTAGAAAATCATCCAGATAAATTACATCTATTAGCTGGAGTTAGTATATCAGCAGTAAAACTTAATATAATAGATTGTGATGGATTTGGAATATTAAACTATTTTGAAGGTAGATGCCGAGAGGGCAAATACAAAAATAAAGATTGCCTATATGTACAATGTGCAGACGGACAACAAAAAATACTATTAATAAGTGGTGGGGCAAAAGATGGAGATGAAAAGTACATCAAAGGAAATACTTATGGAATGGCTTATGTAACAGAGGCAAACGAGTGCCATCCAAAGTTCCTAAAAGAAGTAATGGATAGAACTCTATCAAGTAGTGATAGAAAAATATTTCACGATTTAAACCCTAAACCACCAGCTCATTGGTATTATACAGATATTTTAGAGTTTCACGTGAAACAACAAGAAAAAGACCCTAATTATGGATATAACTATGCACATTTTAATATATTTGATAACATGAGTATATCTAACGAACAATTAAAGAAAGTACTAGCAACTTATGACAAAAACAGTATATGGTACAGAAGAGATATACTAGGCTTAAGAATTGCAAATGCAGGAATATTATTCCCATTAATTGCAAATGATGAAAATAGATACCTAACAGACAAACCAGAATATGGATATATAGTAACCGGAGTTGACATTGGAAAGAATGGAAGTAAACACGCATTTTGCACCACGCAAATTGCAAAGACATTTAGAAGCATTATAGTGTTAAGAAGCGACGAAGTAGATTGTAGTAGTCAAGATGATACAACAGGAAACAAAGAAGGAATTGGCGTTAAACTATTACAGCTTAAAAAAGGATTTATTAGGCATATAAAATACGTATTGCAGATGTACGGAAGAATTGATAAAATAAAAGTAGATAGTGCTGAGCCAACAATAATAGATTTTCTACAGCAAGCAATATTGGATATTGATATGCACATACCAGTTGAGGGGAGCATCAAAATTCCTATTAATGACAGAATACATTTATTTGGAATATTATTAATGCAAGACAGAGCACATTTTATACAGAATGAAACGAAAGAGATTGTAAAAGGATTACAAGAAGCGACGCAAGACGAAGAGGCAGAAGACGACAGATGGCTAGATGATGGCACTAGCGATATTGATATATTAGATGCCTTTAATTATTCTATAGAAGAATGGAACAAACAACTTATAAGAATATAGGGAGGGGTTATATGAATTCAATAGTATTAAATTATCTGCAAACATTAGGCTACAAATTACCTAAAACAGATATGTACGACAAAATTGAAGAATGGAGAAATTGGTATGACGGTTATGTGGAAAAATTTCATTCATACAAAGACAGTTTTGGAACAGAAAGAAAAATGTTTTATCTTGGAATGGCAAAACAAGTATGTGAGGATTGGGCATCAATAATTTATACTGAAAAAGACGAAATTAAAACAGACGTTGAAAGCAATGAAGAATTTATTAAGGATAAAATAAAGGGATTAAATCTTGTTAATGAATTAAAAGAATGTATAGAAATAGCATCGTGGAGCGGTACCTGTGCAGGCGTTATAAGACTAAAAAATATTACAGTTGAAAATGGAGTTATGGTTGCAAACGATAAGACGGAATATGACCTAGTAAAAGTATCAGCTAACAAAATAATACCATTAAAAATTGAACACGGCAAAATTATAGATTGTGCTTTTACATCAGAAACTGTTGATGGAGAAAGAAAAATAATATACATAGAAATACATCAGTTGAAAGATGATGGTTATGAAATAACAAACAAATTCATTGATGCAAAAACTGGAAAAGAAGTAATTTACGAAGATGTATTAAGAAATTACAAAACAAACTCAAGTGTACCATTATTTGCTATACTAATGCCACCAAAATTGAATACAATAGAAAATAATCTAGGACTTGGCATATCTGTATATGCAAATGCTATCCCACAATTACAAGCAACAGATATAACATATAACAACTTTGTTATGGATTATTATCTAGGCGGAAAGAAAATTATTTATAACAAAAAGCTTATCAAATACAGAACAGTTACAGTTATAAATGACGATGGAACAAAAACGACAAAAGATGTTCCAATATATCCTGATGACATAACAAAACAACAATTTATGCAAGTTGGAGATGATTTAGACACAAACGACAAAGAATTAATACACGAATACAATCCAGAATTAAGGGCAGATGAAAACCAAAAAGGAATACAATATGCAATAGATTTATTAGGATTTAAATGTGGACTTGGAACAAAATATTACGAATTCAACGGCGGTCAAGTGGTAACAGCTACACAATACAGCGGAGACAGACAAGACCTATTGAAAAATGCCAACAAGTACAGAAGTAATCTTGATGACTTTGTGCAAGATTTAATTAGAGGGATTTTACTATTAGGAAGGACTGTATATAATGCACCAGTTACAGAGGAATGTGATGTAACAATAGCCAACAAAGATGGAATACTTGTAACAGATGAAGAAATACGAGACCAATTTGTTAAGGAAATAGCAAGCGGATTAAGACAAGCCTGGGAGTATCGAGTAAAATTCTTTGGAGAAGATGAAGAAACAGCGAGAAAGATGATAGAAGACCAACCTACAACAGAGGAGTGATGACAAATGATAACTCCAAAAGATATGGAAAAGTTTAGCAACAATGAAGTTGTTATTATGTACCAAAAATTAAATGAACAGCTATCAAAAACAATAATTCAGAAATTAAAACAAAGTGGCGATGTATCAACATTTACAAAGGCACAAATACGAACATTAAAATTACAAGGTGGAAAAGACATATTCTTAAAAGCATTATTCAAAACAAACCAACTAACAGCTAAAAGAAAAAGAGAAATAACAAAATTATTTAATGAAATTGCAGACAAAGAAATACAAGGATATTCAAAAGTATACAAATTAAAAGATATTGATTATAAATTAAGTGTAGAAAGTATACAATTACTTAAGAAAGTAAAACAAATAACAAATAATGAAATGAAAAATTTTACTCGTTCGGTTGCGTATGCTAGTCAAAGCACATATATTAACGCAGTAGATGATTTATACAAACAAGTAATAAGTGGTGCTTTTGATTATGATTCAGCTATGAAAAAAACAATAACAGATTTAGCTAATAAAGGTGTTACGTTAAAAACTAAAGACGGCAGAAATGAAAGACTTGAAGTAGCAGTAAGAAGAAATCTTATGACATCAATCAAACAAACTGCAAACAGTATTGCAGAAGATGTCGGGGAAACAATTGGAGCAAATTGTGTTGTAATTGGACATAGTAACAAATGCAGACCTAGTCATCATCAAATAGACGCAGTTGTAATGAGTTTGCCAAAATTCAGAAAATTAGAATATCTAACGCTTGAACCGAATTGTTATCATATTGTCAATTATGATTGGAGACCAGAATTTGAAAATACAAAAAGCAAGATAGTATATGATGATGAACATGAATCGTATGTTGATACTGTAAAAAATTACAAGATACAACAAAAAGCAAGATATTATGAAAGACAAGTTAGACAAGCCAAAAGGGTTATTGTTAGCGGTGCAGATTCAAAACAAGCTAGAACAAATTTGAGAAATGCACAGGCTAGATTAAGAATATACAACAAAGCTAATGGACTTGAACAAGATTATTCAAGAACATACGTGCCTTTATACAACAAATAACTATTGAAAATAAATAAAACTTATGCTATATTTTATGTAACGAAATAAAACTGAAACGAGGGTGGAGGCAAGACACCTTAAAAAAGCTATTGGAGGTATTTATGGATATTAAAGAATTATTAGGTCAAGAAATTTATGACACATTAACAGATGAGCAAAAGAAAACTTTTGAAGGAAAACAATATTTTTTATCAAGTGATGGAAATTACATACCAAAAGCAAAATTTGATAATCTTAATGAAACAAATAAAGACCTAAAAAAACAGTTGGAAGACACCAACAACAAATTGCAAGAATTATCAAAAGCAAATCCAGATGATTTGAACAAGAAAATAGCAGAATTACAACAAAAATATGATGATGATACAAAAGCATTAAATGATAAAATAGTTGCTCAAGAATACAACTATAAAATTAATGATTATGTAAAAGATTTAAAATTTTCTAGTAATTCAGCAAAAAGAACTTTTATTCAAGATTTAAAAGCAAAAAATCTGCAATTTGAAAATGATAAGCTTGTAGGCTTCGATGATTTTAAAAAATCATACGAAGAAAGCGACCCAAATACATTTCTTAATGAAAGCAAAATCAATGTTAATACTGGCGTTGACCACAACAATACTAACAACAATGACGATGATTTTGTTAAGAAGGTTATGGGGCTAAAATAATTTGAAAGGAGAATTATTATGCCAAACGCAATAACATTATTTCAAAAGTATATTGACAAATTAGATGAAGTATACAAACAATCAGCACTTACAACTGACCTTGATATGGATTCAACTCTAGTTCAAGCTGGTGCAAATGCAAACGAAATTATAATCCCAAAAATGAGTATGGATGGACTTGGAGATTATTCAAGAAGTTCAGGATATGTAGCAGGAGATGTTACATTGACAAACGAAACTGTACAATTCAATTACGACAGAGGTAGAAAATTCAACGTAGATGCAATGGACAACGAGGAAACAGCTGGAGTTGCATTTGGTAGATTATCTGCTGAATTTATCAGAACAAAAGTAGTTCCTGAGCAAGATGCTTTCGCTTTTGCAAAATTAGCAGGAACAACTGGAATAAGCAAAGCAACAGCGGGAACATACGCAGACGGAAATGCTTGGCTAACAGCATTAGTTACAGCACAATCAAAAATGGATGAGGATGAAGTCCCAGCAGAAGGAAGAATATTATATATTACTCCAACTGGATACAATGCAATTATGGCTGTTGATACAACAAAGTCAAAAGAAGTTATAGCTTCATTTAGCAAAGTTGTTAAAGTTCCACAAACAAGATTCTATACAGCTATTGACTTATACAATGGTACTACATCAGGAGAAGAAGCTGGTGGATTTGTTAAAGATGCAACAAATGGAAAAGACATTAACTTTATGATAGTACAAAAAGATGCAGTTATGAAATACCCAAAACATACTGTAAATAAAGTTATTACACCAGAAGCTAACCAAACAAATGACGGATGGATGTTCTTCTACCGTGCTTATGGCTTAGTAGATGTATACGAAAACAAAGTTGCAGGTATCTATTTATCAAACAAAGCCTAGTAGAGAGGTGGTAGTAAGATGAAAGTTATTGGATTAATTGAAGAAAAGAAAAAGGAAGTAAAACCTGCAAAGGTTGATGAACCAAAAAGAGAAACTAAAAATAAAAAAGATGAATAAGAAAGGAGAGCTTATATGAATCAATATGCTGATTATAATTTTTATAAAAATGAATATAAGGGCACATTGTCAGAAGAGCTCTTTAATTCGTATATTGTTAAAGCCTCAAAAGATATTGAACGAAATGTCAATATCAGATTAGACGAAGAAGTATTTGAAAAATTAAAAGATGATGTGCAAGAAAAAATTTCGTATGTTGCGTGTGAATTATGTGACTATCAATATAATTTTGGGAGCAACGCAGACACTGGAGCTCCAAATTCATTCAGTATAGATGGAGTAAACATTACACAAAGCAGTTATTCAACAGGAAACAATATCTCACACACAAAACTAAAAAATATATATGAGGATTTGCCTCAGGAATTGTCGAGGTACTTATGATTAACATTCTAAAAAGATTGTGCCAAAAAATCACCATATATCACAAAACCGACAGAGGATTTGAAAAATATATTGTTAATGCTAGTGTAAGAAATACATCATACAAGAATAGAAATACAACCGGCACTCAGATAACTGACAATGCACTTATAAGGATTTTTGATGTTGATGAATATAATAAGTCATTTAAAATAGAAAAAGGCGATACAATCTATTCTGGTGAAACTGATTACCAAGTTATTAAAGCACCAATAACAGAATTAAGAAATATGTATGGAAAAGAAAAAGTCTTTGAAGTTAGTAGCATTGAGGAATTTATATTCGACGAGCCTAAAATCAAGGAACTTAACCATATAAAAATAGGAGTTAGATAATGGCAGGAAATGTTTTGCAAGTTAAATTTCCGCAAGGTAAAATTTATCTTGACTCACAAAAAAATTTGGTACTTAAACCTAACCCTACATACACCAATTTTTTCAATAATAACTTGAACAAAACACAGGTTATGTTGGATAATAAAGTTATTACAGCATTGCAAAGATACGTTAGTAAAAAATATGGAGTGCAAGAAGCAAGCATTAGATTATCAAGTGACGCTGGAAGCGGGTTGGTGCATATTGGTGTGCCTTATGCAGAATACCAAGCATATTCTAAACGCATAAAAAAACGTGTGGGGTTACGTGGCACACAGCCTTGGGAAAGAATGGTAGCAGACAACAAAGATTCAATTTTAAAGCAAGTTGCTGACTATAGTAGGAGGTTAAATTCTTAATGGATGAAAAAATAAACGAATGGTTACAGACGTATAAACCAATAAACGAAATTGCACAAATCGAAGAAATACATCACGAACGAGGCACAGACACAGTTAAAAATCTTGCTTTGCAAAGGACTGGGTTTCAACCTTTAGCCCTTAAATATATTACTGATAGAGGCTGGTATAGGCAATATCAATATATGTTATTGTTGAGGAGCGAAAGTGAAATCGACGAACAAAGATTAACAAACCTTGACTGGTTAGATGACTTTTCGAATTGGTTAATTGAGCAAAGCAACGCAGGAAATTTCCCTGTATTAGACGAAGGGTTTAAAGTAAAAGAGGTTAGTTGTGCTAATGCACTAACATACCAAGAAGACGAAGACGGTGCAATAAGCATATACAGTCTACAATTGTATTTTAATATTAGAAAGGAGAATTAATATGCCAGATTTAAGAGACGTAATGGAATATGATGAGGCTCACTATTTCGGAGTTGTTGATTCAAGTGTTACACCTGCAACAACAACTATTACATTAGGTGGAGTTATAACATCATTAACAGAAAGTTCAAACCCAACAGAAACAACAAAGCAATATATACACGAAAAATCAAGCAGAACAAATGTAACAGGTTTTGGTAATGAATTCCCAGTTACAATGGATATGGTTAAAGGCGATGCAGTATTTGAGGATTTTTATAAAATATTCTATAATAGAGCAACAGGCACAGACGCAAAGCGTGACCACTACATAGTAAATTTGTGGGAACCAACAGAAACCCAAAACGAATACAAAGCTAGAAAAATCAATCAGACAGTTTCAATTACTGAAGCAACTGGCGAAGCTGGTGAGCAGAAACAAATCACGGGCTCATTAAAGGGTGGAGATTTTGTTTATGGAACATTCAATACAAGCACCAAGACATTCACACCTGATGCTTAATTGATAACAATAAAGGTGCGACAAATAGTTGCACCTGTTTTTTATATATGAAAGAGGTAAATTATGGATAATAAAATAATGAAATTTGGTTATGAAGATACAGATAAAAAGATTGAAGTAGAATTATATGGATTAGTTTTTGAAATAAACAAGGAAAAAATATTAGATAAAAATACAGATACATTAAATAGTAATGATGAACAAGTTATAGAAAACGAAATAAAAGATATTATTGGAGAAGATGCAATTAAAAAGTTAAATGATAAAAGGAAGCAAGATGGATATAACGAAATGACGTTAGATGTTGAAATAGCAGTATTAACTTGCTTATACAAAGCATATATGACAGCATCAGCCGACACGTTAGTCGATGGAATAAATCAAACAACAAATAAATATACAAATGCTTTTGAAAATAAAAAATATAATAGATATGAAAGAAGAAATTATAAAAAAAATAATTATAGGAGACAAAATGCTAGAATATTATAATAAATTACCTCAATCAGTTATTATACAAAATAAAAAATATGCAATACAAACTGATTATAGATTATTTATTAAATTTGAAACAGAAATGAATTCAAGCAACCAAAAAGAAGCAATAAACAATGTGTTAGGCAATTTTTACTACAATATAAGCGATATAATTGAAAATGGAGCTATAGTAGAAGCAATAGACAAATTTATTTGGTTCTATCATTGCGGGATTGAAGATTACCAACAGGGCAGAGCAACAAAACATCAAAAAAAAGCCACACAAATATATAATTATCATTATGACGCACAACTAATTTGTGGTGCTTATGCTATGTATGGGTATGATTTGCATCGTTATATGCACTGGTGGAAATTCAAAGAAATATGGAATTCTTTACCAAGCGAATGTGAATACACAAAAATCAAATCATACAGGGCTTATGATGGAACAGATAAAGACCAAATTGAACTTCGAGAGTTTTACAAACTACCACCAACAGAAATTGAAATCAAAGACGCTATACGAAGGGAACAAATCTACAATCAGTTGAAGTAATTGCAAGAAAGGAAATATATATGGTTGCAGGAACACTTACATACGACACCAAGATGGATACAAAAGGTCTACAAAGTGGAATACAAAAAGCAGGTTCAACAATAAAAAACATTGTAGCAGGTCTTGGAATATCGAAAATAATATCATCTGCGTGGAATACCATCAACAATAGTATTGATGGAGCTATAAGCAGAATTGATACATTAAACAATTTCCCAAAAGTTATGTCAAACATGGGAATAAGTGCAACAGAAAGCAAAGAAGCAGTTGAAGACTTGTCTAAACGATTACAAGGAATTCCAACAACATTAGACGATGCAGTAATGGCAGTTGAAAGATTTACATCGAAAAATGGGGATGTAAAAAAATCAGTAGACATATTCGATGCAGTCAACAATGCTATATTAGCAGGGCGGAGCATCAACACAAATTCAAACCTCAGCACTTGAACAGCTATCGCAAGCTTATTCAAAAGGCAAGCCTGATATGATGGAATGGCGTACAATACAAATGGCAATGCCTGCTCAATTAAATCAAATCGCAAAAGCAATGAACCGAACCACCGACCAGCTTGGCGAAGATTTAAGAACTGGCAAAATCTCAATGGAAGATTTTATTAATGCCATTGTTAAATTGAATAAAGAAGGGACAAATGGTTTTCAATCATTTGCAGAGCAAGCTAGAAATTCGACTGGAGGAATAAAAACATCTATTGCAAACGCAAAAACCGCTGTTACAAGAGGGGTTGCGAACATAATTGCAAGTATCAATGAAGGTTTATCAAACGCTGGGCTTGGTGGCATAGGGGAAATATTTGGAAACGTTGGAAAAACAGCTGAAAAATGGTTGAATTTTATTGGAGAAAAAGCAAAAGTGCTAATTCCACCTATTGTTGAATTCATAAGGAATGCAATAGATAGGGTTAGAAAATGGATGGAAGAAAACAAAGTAAAAGAAGCAATACAAAAAATAGCTGAAATCGTTAAAACAATCGCAAAACAAATTATCAGTTTTTTAAAGCCTATATATGAATTTATAAAAAAGAATATTATTCCAGCAATAAAAGATTTTGTAAAAAGCTTAATATTTAAAATAAGATTAACAGATTTAGAAAAACTGAAAGATATACTCAATATACTAATTCCCATTATCGCAGGAGTTGTTGCAGGCTTTATAGCATTTAAAACAGTTAGTACAATAATTAGTGTTATATCGTCAGTTAAAAAAGCTTTTACGGGCTTATTTGCTACAATATCAGCCAATCCAATAGGAGCAGTAATCGCATTATTCGCAGTCTTGGTAACAACCGCCACACTTGTTGCACAAAAAATGGCAGAAGATGTACAAGAAGCATCACAAAAAACGAATACAAGACTTGAAGAAATGGGCAAAGCTTTTCAAGATTATGGACAAAAAATTGAATCTGCTAGCGGAAAACTTGATGGGTTTAATACCAGATTGTTCCAGACAGAAGAAGAGCAAACGAAGCTTGAAAATGATTTAAGAAGCATACAAAATTCTATTACAGAAATTACAGCCAAAGCAAGCGAAGAAAGAAGAAATTTAACAGATGCAGAAATCAAAAAAATTGAGGAATATTTTGCAAAGTTACAAGAATTAAGAGACAAACAAATAAAAATTCAACAGGAAATTGGAAAAGCAATAGAAGACCAAGCAAAAACTGATTTATCTAATTTTGAAGGAAATTTTGACAAATACACAGAAAGAACAAGCGAATGGATAGCTACAGTTAAAGACAACGCAGAAACAACGAAAAATCTTGCTAAAACTAGTGCTACCGAGCAAATTGCTATACTTAACCAGCAATACAAAGAAGAAGATAGACTAAACAACAAAGCATACAAAGACGCATACGATGCAATAGTAAAAAAGAGAGACGAAACAATACGTGTTGAAGAGGATAGAGTAAATAAAATAATTGGATTGTCCCAAGAAGGTTATGATAATCAACTTTCATTAGATAAAGAAAGCATTAAAACTTCATTTGAAGCATCCGAAGCATTAAACACCTATGTAAATAAATTTAAAGACGCTAAAGAAAAACAAGGCGTATATATGTTGGATATGATAGCAAATTATGGGAAATACAAAGATGGTATAGTTGAAAACGAAAATATAATTACCCAGAATTTAGACGAAAACACAATAAAACAAATAGGAACTTGGGCTCGAAATCTTGAAGAATTTAAAAAAACCGGCGGAGAAATTACAAACGAAAATAAAGAAATTGCCGAAATGATTATTGCCATATATGACAACCTTGGCAAGCAAGCACCAGAATCAATGAAAGAAGTTGTCGATTCATTGCGTGACACAATAAAAGACAACAAAAATTCAGTAACTGCCGAAGCTGAAAGCATGATGAATGGAGTTGAATTAGAATACAACGAAGGGCTTGACGACATTTTATCAAATTTAATAGGCAGGAAAATAGAATTTAAAAATGCAGGTGATGGGCAAGTACAAGCATACGTTGACGGAATTAAAACTGGTGAACCAGTGGCTGAAAGCGAAATGGCAAAGCTTGCTTCAGATGCAATAAAAGAAGTTTCTAAGCAACAAACAGGAGCAACCACAGCTGGAGAAGACTTAATTCGAGGTATCAATTCAGGTTTAGGGAATAGGGCTATACAAGGCAATGCACTTGGAACTATTTGGAACTTTGGTCAAAGATTATTATCGAATTTAAAATCATCATTACAAGAACAGTCACCTTCAAAAGCTACCAAGGAAATGGGTAAATTTTTAATACAAGGTTTTAATCTTGGTATTAAAGGCAGTCAAAAAGATGTATTTAAAACCATAGATAGCTTTGGCGATGAAGTTGTCAATAAAATGTCAAATGCAGTAACACTTGAAACTGGCAAAATTAACGCTAAAGCAATGCTTACAAGCAATATCAATAAAACAATACAAATAAATGCTTCATTTGATGGAAATGTTGAACTAGACAACAGAAAAGTTGGAAGAATTGTTGCTCCAGATGTTTCAAGAGCTATAAAGGCAGGTGGTTTATAATGAAAAATTTAAGATTAAAATACAACAATATAGAGCTTGAAATGGAATCAAATTTTGAAATCACCAAATCTGCTCAAGAAGTAACATATAGTGATATAAATTGCAATTGGGATAAGCCTATGTCAGATTTACCGCTTAAATATCAGGAAGTGCAAATTGTAAATAAAGATACAAACAAGGTTGAAAGTTATGGATATGTCAATACTTACAGATTTAATGCAATGCGTGAAAAAGATGTTGAAACAGACATTTCAATCAACCTGTTAAGCCCAATGAAACTTGCAACTGTACGATATATTATTGCAAATGGCACATATAACTTAAAGCAACTCATTGAGCGAATTATACTCGCTCCATTAGTTGCAGACGGATTTGAAATAGCACAACTAGATATATCAGACAGACAAATAACAACTAATTACAACCTAGAAAGTATTGAATATTGTATGAACAATTTAAGTAGTAAATTTAACTTTTGGTGGTACATTGACGAAAACAAAAAAATATATGTAATAGATATTGATATATTAAAAAACAAAGAGCCTATTGCATCATATACAGATACACAAACAATTACCGGACTACAATATATTAAGCCGATTACAAATAGCGATGATTTTGCAAATGTAATTAATTTCAAAAATTTAAGATTATACCAAAAAAGCACTTTTGATTATGCCGATGGAGAAATTGTAGAGTATGAATTGCCACTCATTCCTAAAAGGGTAACTTCGTTAAAAACAGGGGAAGAAATTATTTTTCAATACCCAGTAGACATAAAAAAAGAGAATATAATAAAATCAGCCATATCAAATGGTAATTTTGCTGGCAAAGATTGTTATGGTTTGTTTATGACAATTAAATATCAAAATGGAAACTTTGCAACGGTCAAAGTTGGCGTAGACAACAATGGTTCATATATAATAACAACAAACGTAGGCTTTGACGATGACAATCAACAAAAGGAATTTTCGTTAATCAGAGATGCCTTTTTTGATAATTTAATTACAGGCTTTCGATACAACGGAGAAACAACAATCACAGAAATAGTAAGTATCAGAAGCGATAGCATATTAATTTGGAACATCTTAAAATTTTACAATGATGAAGGAATTAAAATGTTGAAAAATAAAGTCAGCAAAACTGGAATTATCGAAACAACTGTTGATATGAACGAAAGTTGGAAAACAATTAATGAAATAACAGAAATCGCAAAAACATATCTTGATAAAAACAGCTTAAGTTATGCTGATGAATTAGAATTAAAATGCGATAATTCGTCTTTAAAAGTTGGAGATATCATACATATTGAAAAATTTGGTATAAATAACAACTATATAATTACAACTATTGATGAAATAGCAAGTAATAATGATATTGATTATATAATACATTGCAAAATTTCTAATATTCTCGGCAGTTACATAGATACATTCAGAAAAGAAAATTCGCAAATAAGCGACGATAAAACGTATGAAATGTATGTTTCTCATTATAGTAATGAAGGCATTTTACAAATTGTGGAGGTGACGTCAAATGATAATACAGAATAAATTTGTTAAAATAAAAACAAATGCAAAGTCTGTTGATACACATAATTATATTTGTGACCAATATATCAAAAACATCAATCTATCACAATTTACGAATAACGTCTCAGATTTTGCAAAATTCAATATGAATAAAACCTTATATTATTGTTGTATTAAATTTGATACACCTATTGAATTGGAAGGAGCAAGTTTTACAGATTTTGACGTTGCTATACAAAATCAATCTTACAATGTATCAGGAGCAAAAGATAGATGCAATGCTACATATATTTATAATTCAGCAATAAATTTAACCAAAACAACGGATATTAATGAAAATGTAAATATAAATGATTACATAAATAAAAAAATAGTATCAATAGGCTTTTTCAACAGTAATTTTGAAAACGAATCTTTTAAACCGCAATTATTAGCATATCTTGATGTTAGCGATTACAGCATTATAATTACAGAAAATGAAAAACTGGTTATTACTAGAAGCGATGATTTTATAACAAATATGGAGACTGTTGGTTTTGATTTTCCAATGCACTTAGCACCATTCTTTCAAACCGCAGATGATGGAGAGCCAGTTTTTGCCAGATTATATTCTATTGGCTTTGGAACATCTAAAGGCAAAATGAGAGAAGAATACAAATTGGATAATAATGAAATAAATATAGAAAAAACAGATACAAGCTTTTCATTTTTCATTAAAACAGGAGAAGAGCATACAATATATCCAAGCGTCAATTTATATTCTTCTGCGGGTAAATATCCTATGAAAGCATATCAATTTGTAGAAGAATATCCAACAGAAAACATATATCCAAGCAATAGTAAATACCCATTAAAGTCAAATGTAAAATACATTATATTCAAATACAAACTATGTCATTTTGATTATGAAGATAATTTAATTGATACAAACAAAGAATATACAATGAATTATTATAGCCCAAAACTAGGACTATTAAAAATAAATAATAAATTAGAAAGGAGAAATTAATATGGCAGTACAATTAGAAAGAGTAGGATGGGAAGATGGAACACTTGTAACACCAGCAAGAGTTACAACACCAACTGGAACATACGACGTTACAGAAGCACAATATTCAGGAACAACGCCTTTATCAGCTGAAAATCTAAAAGCAATGGAAGATAATACAGAAGAAGCAATCAATGAAGGTACATTACAGGCAAATACTTATTCAACAACAGAAAAAAAAATAGGTACTTGGATTGATGGCAAATCGTTATACAGAAAAGTCTTAACTGTCTCAAGATTGCCAGACACAGGAGAAATCCTTATTTCTACTAATGTAAGCAATTTAGAAACAATGGTTTCGATGAATGGAATGATGAGAAATGTAGAAAGTGATAGACATTTTACATTGCCAAATGTTAGTACGAGTGGAGATGTGTTTATGGTCGATTTGGCTTATATAGGCGAAAGCAACGAAGTCAGAGTAAGAACTGGAAATAATAGAAGTGATTATACCGCTTTTATTGTTATAGAATATACAAAAACTACAGACTAATTTACAATTTTTTTAAAATATGTTATAATACAAACAAAGGAGGAGCATTATGGAATCGTATGTTGAAAGAAAAGAATTCGAGTCTTTAAAAGAAGAAGTAAAAGAAATCAAAACAGAAATGACCAAAAATGCTGACCTTTTGCAAAATATAGACAAAAAGATAGATATAATCAACGAAAAAATCCTTAATACTAAACAAATGGAAGAGCTAAAGCTTAACCCCCTCAAAGAAAAAATTGAGAAAATTGAAAGTAATAATTCGTGGCTTTGGCGAACAATTACAGCAACAATAATTGGCTTAGCCATTGAAGTATTATTTAATATAGCAAAATGATTAGAATTCTGTTAAGTTTATTATTAGGAATATTACCACAAAGTCTATATTTTATGTTATTCGTTACTAATATAAAACAAATAAAAACTAAAAG